CTGGTACCAAGTTGACTGTGTATTCATCTGTGCGAATACCTTGAATTGTTGTTCTATTAACAGGGCGGCCAACACGCTGAGTGTTTACCAGTGCAGAATTTATAATGGCATTGAATTGTTCTTGCCAGTCAAAGTTTGTAGGGTCAGCCCAGTTAACAGTGATGTTGGCCAAGTTGATGCCGTTGTAGTCAATGACATTTTCTGTTGTTTGTATTGAAAATACTTTGAGATATCCGTTGGCTTCGGTGTTGCGCTTGGGGGTGTAACCTACCAAGTTTGCAAGTTTGACCACGCTGTCACGACGTTCAGCAGTGTCTAAATAATTTTCACGAGTGTTTAAATCTGTACGGAAGGCCAATGACTGGCCCATAAATGCCATTACATCTAGTATGGCAATAAATTCTGATGATTCAATGTAGTCATTGAATGTTTCTGGATAGTACAATCGTACATAATCAACAAAGCTCTTGCGGAGAGTTTCAAAGTCATAGCTTTGGAAGTCAGCTTCGCGGTAAGTTTGATAGATTCGTTTCCAATCTTCAACTCCAAATACTGCGGTTTGTCTAGTAGTTTTTGCCATAATAATCCATCTTGTAGATTATTTATGGCGAAAATAAACCGCCCAGTTTATGTTTATGCGTAGCTTGCGCTGGCGGTTTGTTGGTCGAAGTACAAAGATAAAAATTCAGTTGTTTGCCCTGGAACCAACATCAGTTCAATTTCGATCAATATACCATTCAGTTGCGGGTACATGTTGGCAGATTGCAAATAAATTCTTGGATCTAAACTGGCCACACGCTGTATTTCTGCTAGTATAGCACGTTCTGTGTCTTGTGTTTGATTTTCAAATATGTAACTCCATATCATGGTTCCGTACCCAGGACGGCCAACAAGTTGCCCTTGTGTTATATTGAGTGCATTTAATAGATCACGCTTGACCAACTCAAAATCTACCAAAGTAAATTTCTTTGTTTGTCCTATTGTGTTGAAACCTCTGAATGTTGTCATAGTTGTATTTACTTGTATTTTAGGCAAAGTCACTGTCGTCTAGTTCATTTACAAGCGGTAGTCCCAATCTTGCTCTAATAATAGGATCGTTGCCTATGTACGGCAGCGCATTTGGATCTCCTAATGCATTAACACCTCTGTTAATTCCGGTGGACAGATCTTGCAAACCATCAAGGCCGCTGGGAAACGCACTACTGAGTATGCTCTTGGCCTGATTGCCTGCTTTTTCTAGTGACGCAGTGTCAACTGCTTGTGGACTGAATGTCGGAGTTAGAATTTTATTGCTTCCAACCAGTTTAACAAAAGCGGCATTTACTGTTGTCCTATTAATTGTTCCAGTAAATCCGGCAGCCGGTACAACTCCTGCCACTGCCGCCGGTAATTTAAAATCGCTAAAATTAACAGCAAATTGTCCTTGCTTGGCTAAAGAATCCATTTGTGATTTAATTGACGCTCCGTTGATGTTTGGCAATGCTCCTTTAGCCCATGCTAGTGTGTTGTCTATGCCAAATTTACTTGAGTTTGCCAATAATCCGCCGAGATCAGATATTCCACGGTCAAGCACAGTTGATAATCCAGCCAGTCCTGCAATGCTGCCAAGTGCATTTGCAACCGAAGATAAGCTGTTTGATACAGTATTAAATATTTGTCCGCTGGGTGCAGTGGTATCAGTTCCAGGTGTTACAATTTCTCCAGTTTGTACTAATGTATCGTAAGTAGATTTCATAAGTTCGTACTGGGTTTTGTCTTGCAACGCTGAATTTTCCAACAACGTGTTTACCTCAGCTACACCATTTTTGCCAGTCCATACAGTGGTAGTGTTCAACACATCAACAAAGCTGTTTGGATTGCGTATAAATTTGTCTGCTGTCCCTGGCTTTAAATACCCAACTGATTCAAGTTGTTCTGCGGTAAATCCATATTTTCCAAGACCCGATTCATTTGTACAAACACCTGATGATTGACATACACTTGCAGCAACTGCTGCTATAACTGACTGCACTTGAGTAGTAGATAATAATCCTATAGGAGTAGTTATTACTGATGTATCAACATAATCAGCAACAGTAATACCGTTGTTGATTGGTATATCATTCAATGCTGGCAACGAAGAAACTATGTTATCATTGTAAATAGCCAGCAAGGGAATATCTGGAACACCTGCTGTCCCTCTATCAAGTCTCGACAATGCAAACTGTACACCAGTGGTAGTTGGCGATTCTAGTACGTCGCCAGCACTTAAACCAATAAATGCGCCAGCAGCCAACTGCTCAAGATAAACTTGTTCAGCTTGAGCAGCGGTAGTGCCAGCTGGCGCTTCTAATGTAAATAACTTTCCATTGGGAAGATTAAAACTAAACTTGGCCATATTATGATACTGTTCCTCTAAATCCTGCTGGCAATGGTTTTGTATTTGGCGGAGTTGATGGCTGTCCTGGTTCCATTGCAACCTCTACGCTAACACCTTTGTTGTGAAAAGGCCATGGTTCGTGTGCGGGTGCTCTTGTTACAATGCTTTCTAATCCAGTCGAAGAAATTTGCCAACCTGTTGCCTGATTAAATTCTGTGTCGGGCATTACATATTTTTCTAATTTCTTTGGTGGTTCTACATTTTCTGCAGATCCACCATTGAGGTCAATACCTCCGGCTTGTAACGTCATGTCAGAGCCGGCATTCCACGATCCTTTTCTACTTACCAAAGCCAAACTGCCATCGGCCCGAACAGCAATGCGAGCTTTGCTATACATAATAGTTTCTTCGGTACTTGACAGCGTCAATTTCTTTTCAGTTTCAATGTTTGTGCCGCCTGCACTTTTCATATTGATTTTACCTCCAGCAAACATATTAATATCTTTGTCTGCATGCAGATTGATTGTGCCCTGAGTACGAACATTCACAGAGTTTGTGGCGTACACATCCAGTGTGCCTTCTTGTCCAAGCTCTAACCAGGCCTGTCCATTGGCATGGATGATGTACAAAAAATTGCCATCATCGCTCATTGTGATTTGATGCCCACCGCTGGTACGAACACGAACAAGATTGTCTTTGCCTTCAATATTGCCGTCGTCCATGACAAGACTATGTCCGCCTCGACGTCCAATTACATTTACATCACTTGAAGTGATAGAGTTATCCTCAATACGTTTTTGAATGTCGGATTCAGATAGGCCGCCGTTGTATACTGGGCGCCCAGGTGTACTGATTCCAAAAACTGCACTAGGACTTTCGCGTTGACTTGTTGAACTGATGGGACCACGTTGTGGATCTGCCAATGTGCCTTGTTGGAACATTTCGGCTGCTAAAAAACTATGTACTGGTTTTAGTTGATTATAAAACTGCGGGTTGTCGTTGATCTGTTCGTTGTTTGGATTGATTTCAGTAACTGGCAGTACTGTTGCGCCCAAGTAATAACTTTTTTGATCGCTATTTTGTAAATCAAATTTTGTACTTGCTCCAATAGCTGGAATCATGTGTGTCATTCCTTGGTCAGGAATACACCCCATGTAATAGCCCAAGTTCGGATCGCCGCCTGCAAAGAAACACAATACACTAACTCCAAGGTCAGGCGGAGTAAACCACATGCCGTAACTTTGTGGGTTTCCGTCTAGGTATCCGCCAACAGTATCGGTTGAACCTTTTTTTCCTGGTTGCGGTGGAGTAGCACCGTAAAATGGAGAACAATAACTGACAGTACGCCATACTGTGGTATCGTCTGGATTGTTGCCGGCCAGTTGTTCAATAAACACTTCTAACCGGCCTTGCCTGGTAGGGTCAACATTGTTTTTTACTACGCCAACAAATGGACCAAATATTGCGGACATGCCGCCGCGATCAAACCTGTAGTTGGGTGCTACGCCTTTACTTCGTTGTATATTATCTGCCATTGTTTATCCTTAATCGTCTTTAGACATCAGCTGGTTATTGAAAATTTGTGCTTCTGGATCATCTGCGTTTACTGCTGAATTAACGTCTGAGGCAGCAGAAGGGCGTAATTTAGGCGGAGGTGCAAACGACGGTACAAACACTTGTGCTTCTGGATCGTCTGCATTGAAGGCCGAAGTGCTATCGGGTTCGCCCGGAGTAAACGGACGGATGGATCGTAGTTGTACTGAGTTTTCGAGAGGATCAATATCAGAAAATTCGTTTGATGCGTTGTATGCTGCTGTAGCATCTTCGTTGATTTTTAAAACTTCGGCATCTCTGACTTGTTGTGCTGTTGACCCTGCTGCCGGTCTATCCCCGGCTACTAGTCTATTCCCCTCAGCTGCTCTAACTGCTCTTAACGGTCCGTCGTCGTATGTACTTCCTGTGACTGCTGCTTTTATTTCAGGAAGCGGCAATTGTACTATTGAGCCTAACAATTCTTGTTCAAACTTGCCATTGCTAAATGTGCTAGTTACAGAAGTGGCTTTGTAGGTGTAAATTGCTTGCGGATCTTGTCCAACATTGGGATTTGCAAGTCCAGTGCCATTCACATCATAATCAACTCCGGGATTCCATTGCAAATCAAAAATAATTTCTTGTGCTTCAAAATTGATTGAGCCGTCAGGCTCAAAAGGATCAAAATTAAAATTCAACGAGTCTATCCCGGCAGCAACCTCACCTTGTTGCAACCATGCAGGATCACCAATTATTCCTATACGAGTGGTACCAATGTCAGTTGGGCTATACAAATAATCAGCAGCCGATGCGCCAATTGAGTTGGTCTTGCCTTCGGCACCTTGGCTGCTGCTGGCAGCAACTGCTGCTTGATACACATAAGCAGGACTTTCCCTGTGATTTGTTTTTGCCCGGAATAGACCCAAAGTGCTGGGAGTTGTAAATGTCACGCTGAACAAACTGTTGAATGCTTGTTCAAAACGTGTTACTTGCGAGTTCTGGCCGGTGAACCAATATTTGTAACTTTTATGACGTCCACGCAATCTTGCTTCTGGATAAAATTCACTATTCATATCATTGATGCCGTAAGCACTGATGACATATTTAATATTGTAGGCAAAATCGTTACGCCCAGGATCAAACGCAATTGGTATAGCTTGAACTGAGATTTTATACCATGCCAGATCGCCCAATGGCTTTTGTGGCTTTGTTTCTTGTGTGGGTTCGTCAATTATTACATTTGCTTGGTCAGTGATGTAACTGCTGTTTTTTAATATTTCGTCTAATACTGCCACAATCGGCGTGCCGGCAACAATTTCAAATGTTCTAACATCATAAGCAACTGAATTGCTTTTGGGATTAACTTTGTCAGATGGATTCTTAGACCGTTGCATTGGTGTCTTGGATTTGCTGGGTGTGCCACCTTTGGCAACAAGAGAGTCGCCAAGAATAGCAGGAGCAAACTCTATGCTGTAAATGTTGGCTATTTTAAATGTACCAGATTTGACCATCTCAGCTTCTTGATTGTTTAGTGCAGAAACAAGCCCAATTGCAACGTTTTTACTCACCTTGGGCGCAGCATTTGCCTTGGGAGGTGTAGTGCTTTGTTTATTGGCATTGGCCTGGGCGGTGCTGCTGCTACCATACCCGTACGCACGCAGGTACTCATCCTCCGCATTGCCAGCGGCGCCACCTGTGCCGGACCATATTCGTGCATTAGTTACCATATCATGCTCCTCCTATATAAGGATCGTCAGAGTCCAGCAGTCGATCGTCTGCTATAGGAGCCTTGTAAGTTGTAGATCGAGGGTCTGTTGATGCATTTAATCTGGAAGTTTTTCTACCGTCGCTGGGCGATACTTCTGCCAACACTACACCATTGGTTAATAAGTCTTTTACTGTTGCACCAGATATTTTAACTGATGATTTCACCGCACCCAAATTGGAGCCAAATCCTATTTGATAAGAAATTGGAATTCCCTTGACTGTGTATTCAACCAACTTGTTAGCAACTGTAAAAGTAATATCAGAAAGTTGAAAAGGTATAATTTTTTCAACTACCACACCGTTGTTTCCGGCTTGCACCAGTTTTCCGTCGTCGTTGTATCCATAAAATCTAATAACCAATGCATAAGCTGCTGTACGATAGGGAATTCTATTTGTTGGGTCCTGGTCTTTGTATTGGTCGTTGACTGCTTTCCATAAATTGTCAATCAATGTTATGTTGGCAGGTTCTGTCACAGTAAATTCTAGAGAAGCTGAATTGTGTGCTTTGTTGCTGCCTTTTCCAGTGATTACACTTTGGATTTTTAAATTGTCAAGATAAAAGTCATTTTTAAAAAACGGACTACGGCCCACAATGTTATTTTTTATGTCGCCAAAATCAGATGCTGCACCACCGCTTTGTATCAACAAACTATAATTGCTTAACACCGGCTTGTGACTTTTTTGCATTTCTGCGTATGCAGCAGGCTTTAACAAATACCATCCAATGTTGTATGTATAACTGGCGTATTGATCCAGCACATTTGGCTGTGGTGCAAATGGTTTTTTGTTGAACGAATTGAGAATTCTTGTTGTGTTGGTGGCTGTTGCTCCATCTTCACCTGTTGCGCCAACTCCCGGAGCGCTGCCCGCAGTTGGTGGTGATGGGTCGGCTGTGTTGGCACCCGTGCCAGGTGCATAGTATGGGCTGGTTATAACACCCGGGTCAGCATTGCTGTCATCGGGGGATACACTTTGTGTTTCTGTTAGTTTTTTTACAGGAGGGTTGGTTCCAGTTTCTGTTTCGCCTGCTAACGCAGCCGCTTGTTGAGTGTTGAGCCGTTCGTTGACATCTGTTGCAGGCAATGCCGGTGCTTGTGTTGCGCTGCCATCGTTACCAGCTAATTCTCCCGCGGCGGTGGTTGAATTTGGTTGTAGCAGACTTTCAATATCAGCTACCACTGCTGCTAGTTGTGTATTAATTTGTCGGATTTGTTGTGTTGCCGCGTTATCGCCGGCCAGCGCTTGCTGTGCCAATGCCGCTCGTTGACTCAACAGTCGCTGTCGCTCTGCTTCTAAACTGTTAATATCTGCCATTGATTAGAACCCCAACACTGATCTCAGTGTGCTCAATTTAGGAATATAGATATTGGTATTCATTACAAAATCCAACGGCGGCTTGGTCAATGTGTTTGGGTTGCGTTGATAAAACACCCACCATAATCCGCTATTTTGGTACAAGTCAAAAGCCAACAGGTCTGGCCGATATTGATAAGTTTGATTGATAACAAACAACAAATCATCACTTTGCTTGGGTATCGGTCTGTTGACCATTGTGTCTAAAAAGAATTGACTGTAGCCAGTATTTGCATATGGACTGGTTGCATTGTAAGTTGCCATTACCACATTCCTCCTTTGAGCAAGTCACCGTTGGCATACTGACGTACACTGAATCGTTGGCTTTGTGCTTGACGACTTACGACCGGCAACAATGTTATGCTGATAGTCATTTTTGTTGGCACGTATGTTGGGATAGTGTTTGATGCTATTGGTTCAGGTGCAGGCTTGGCGTTTTCACCACCTGTCGGCATTGATTGTCCATTGGCTAATTTTGAACTTGCCAATCTGTTGATTGCCCCACCGACAAACCCGCCTAGCATGCCGCCGCCCCAACTTGTGCCAGGACCGGTTGAGTTGTTTGATTCACGTTGTTGAAGCATATTAGTATTATTTACGTTGGGACTGCGTGCTCGAATATAATCTACGTCGGCTGGCAAATCATACGTGAATGATGTTACAACACAAGGATGTTCGTTGAACTGAAACTGGCCGAGCCCGGTCAAATAAACCAACGGCGGTGGCGATCCTCTTTGCGGATCTTGGCCATAAAACATTTTGGTCACACTTTTAAAAAAGTGTATCACTGCCAACAAGTAGTCTGCTTCGGCAGTGCTTTGTGCAGTAAACGTACAGCTGATCACAACTGGCTCAACAGAACTACCTCGATAAAAATATCCTTTGTAATTGGAATGTGTGATGTCCACTGCTGAGTAATTGGCTTTGTAACTGGTGTTGATTGTAGGAGTGTACGGAAACAGCACACCGTCTGTGCCTGCTAATGGAGATAAAATTCCCGGATTGGTTGCTTTGTACAAATAATCAGCCAGTGGTGCCAAGCGCAGTTTAACACGCCAGTCAGCATTGTTTTTATTACCGCGCTCATTGGCAATTGTGTTTTGTGCTCTTGCTAGATCCAGTGCCACTGCTTTGGCTGCTGCCTGTTCTGCTTCCTGTTGTTCTATTTCTGCTCGAGCTGCTGCATCCTGGTTGAATGCTGCCTCGGCTTCCAATCGGGTTCGTTCTTCTTCGGTCAGCTCAACATCTTTTGCACCTTCAATCGGTGGACCTTCGCCACCGAATGCACCTACCCCTTCCTCAGTGCTTCCTGGCGGAATTTCGTTACCAAAGGCATCGTACGTTACTTCAACTGGGTCTGGCGTGTCTGCTGCGCCAATGTCCTCGTTGAATGCTGCTTCAGCATCCAATCTAGATTGCTCGTATGGATCTTCTTGTCCCACTGTCACGCTAACCACATTACCGTTTGTTGCTGCTGGTATCTGTTCTAATTCTGACAGTTGTACTGTTTGATCTTCGTTGCCGGCATTTTGAGTCAGAAAATTTGGACTACTGGTCGAATAAACTGTTTCAACTGTGGTAGTGTTAGGAGTCTCAATTACGGTGACGCCACCTGTGCCCGGAACAGGTACTTTAAGGTCTTCCGCTTGTTTTTGGGCCGCATCTCTTTGTGCAGCCAATGCTTTGACTTCTGGGTCTTTGATGTACTGAGCGAATGATTTGCCTTCGGCTTTTAACTGTGCAACTTTTGCATTTCGAGCCGCGTTGGCTGCATCGGCCTGTTGCTGTGCTGCTGTGCTGGCAGGAGTGTCTTGATATCGTGTAGGATTACGAACTTCTGTGGTGGATCCGCCACCGGTGGTAGTTGTTGTGGTGATGGTTCTCACAGTTGACGGAGGAGTTGTTGTACCTTGTCGTTGTGCTGCTTGTTGAAATGAAACTTCTTCGTCTTCGTTGGCGGACTCTGATGTCCAATTAGGTGTGTTGGTTGATCTGGTGGCAGCACTGATGCTCAAGGGTGCAATTCGACCGTTGTCGTTTTCCTCGAAATCGCCATACTGTTCATTAAAATTAATTCCAGCAGCCTCTGCTGCTGCCGCAGGCGAAAGGCCCTGTGCAATGGCTTGATTATATGCGGCGGCTTGTTGTTGTCTGGTTGCCATTTGTTTTTGTCCTCGTAGCATATATTTAGTGGAAAAATAAACTGGGCATTTAATGATCTGGTTGACAACGGTGTAACCTGTGTTATAATAAATATTATTATAGGAGATATTGCCAGTGGCAACAAAACGTACTAAATCCACCCTGGATCCTACACAATCGATAGCATCCACACCGCCTGCGCCAAAAGTAAATTATCTAAACAACAGAGATATTTTAAAAGAGATTCATGCCAGTAAAAACACATATTGCTACTACAAGAATCCCGAAACAGACAGTCAATACGACATTATTTTACCCAGTCTGGACAAGATCAACCAACGCACTGTGGCAGAAGCACGGCGTAATCGTGCTGACCGTCTCAAGCGGCTGGGCACCATTGTTGATCCATTGAAGATCCCCAATACTGATCTGGTGTTTCGTATCAGCTGTTGGGATCATATTCCAATGGCAGAAAAAAAGATCCCCAAGTCTGCACAAAAGAAAAAACAAAAACTAGAAGATCTACTGGAATTTGTCGAAGACGAGCCAGTTGACGACTCGTTAGACAGTATCCTAGACAAAGGATTGATCAACCCGGTTCGTCAGCGTTTGAACTTTCCTCCGTTTGAACATTTTCGTATTGACGAAAACAAAGAAAAGTACATTGTGGGACGCAGCCATTGGAAAGGTGATCTTGAAACCGGTGAGTTCAGCAAAGATCACGGCGACATGACACGCAAACTGGCACACATGTTTATGAAACTGTGTGAACGCTATGCTACTCGTAGCAACTGGCGTGGCTACACCTACAACGAAGAAATGCGCGGACAAGCATTGCTACAGTTGAGCCAAATTGGTTTGCAGTTTGATGAATCCAAAAGCCAAAACCCATTTGCTTACTACACAGCAGCCATCACCAATTCGTTCACACGTATTTTGAACTTGGAAAAGAAAAGCCAGAACATACGAGATGATATTTTGGAAATCAATGGTCTTAGCCCTTCGTGGACCAGACAAAATCTTGGCAAAGCCACCATGGCTCAATTGAGTGGTCCTGTTACCATCACCACTTACATTGTTGACAAACCTGCCGAAGAAGCCGAAACTGATTTGGCCAAAACTGAATAATTCAGTTTGGCTCAATACTCGGTTGCTCACACCTGCGGGTGTGTGCTATAATAGTTGTTATGAATCTATTTAAAAAAGTTGCTGTCTGCACAGACATCCATTTTGGGCTCAAGTCCAACAGTTTGGTTCACAATCAAGACTGCGAGCAGTTTATTGATTGGTTCATCGAAACGGCTAAAGCACAAGGTTGCGAAACTGGAATGTTTTTGGGCGACTGGCATCATCATCGTGCCAGTATCAATTTACAAACACTGAACTTTAGTTTACGCAGTTTGGAAAAACTGTCAGCGGCGTTCGAACGGTTTTTCTTTATTCCTGGCAATCACGATTTGTACTATCGTGACAAACGTGATATACACGGTGCTGAGTGGGCCAAGCATTTGCCCAACATCACAGTGTGCAACGACTGGTTCCAGGAAGGTGACGTGGTCATTGCTCCTTGGCTAGTGGGTGACGATCACAAACGTATTCCCAAGATGAGTGCCAAATACATGTTTGGACACTTTGAACTTCCGCATTTCAAAATGAATGCCATGGTAGAAATGCCAGATCACGGCGAAGTCAAAGTGGAGAGCTTTGGTGGTTTTGAAAGTGTGTATTCTGGACACTTCCATTTACGGCAGCAGAAAAAGAATATCAATTACATTGGCAACTGCTTTCCGCATAACTTTGCTGATGCAGGCGACGGCAATCGCGGTATGTTGGTCAAGTCTTGGGGGCAAGAAGATCAATACTTTTCGTGGCCAGGGCAACCGTTGTATCGTGTGATGCGACTGAGCAATGTGATCGACGATGCACCGTCGTTGTTGGCACCTAATATGCACGTTCGTGTAGAGCTTGATATTGATATCAGTTACGAGGAAGCTAATTTTATCAAAGAAACATTTGTCAAAGATTACAATCTTAGAGAAATGGCCTTGATCAATGTAAAAAGCAGTGCTGTAGATGCTGATCTTGCACCGGGCGATGTCACATTCGAAAGTGTAGATCAAATTGTAACTGATCAAATTACCAATATTGAATCAGAATTTTACGACAACAAATTATTGTTAAAAATATATCAAAACTTATGAAAAAAATGTTAGTGTTAGGAGCTGGGTTAGAACAAACATACAACCGGATTCTTAATGAAATCAACAAAAGAACCTAAATTTATGATATCTCGTCCGTTGATCAAGCCGGCTGTTGCTATATTGCAGAAATATTTTATTTTTGATCGGATATTTTATCTACTGGACTATGATCTCAACATGGACCTGCTATACAACGAACTGCAAGTATTATGTAGAGACGAATACGAACCCAACTATAGATTTATTTTTGCACAGTACGATACCGAATATTATGTGACTCAACACTTGCCTGGGTTAACTCTTATTAATCTACAAAAAATATTAGAAAGTTTAGGCATTTCAAATTACTTTTGTTTAATACTAAGTCATCAAGATATACAATCCATGTGCAGCCTTGTCAAGCAGGATGTTTCGCCGCCATCTGAAGATTGTAGTATTGCTGCTATTACCAATCATTTACACAGTCTTGTTCACCCAGGTGTTGAGAATGTTGACTTAGAAATAAATGCTGCTGCTATATCAAAAAAGTATATATCTCTAAACGGTGCGGGTCGATTCCACCGACGTGTTTTGGTTTCTATATTGCAAGATAAAAATTTATTAGAATACGGAATGGTAAGTTATCACGGGAGCACTCAATATGCCAACAAATAAACCGGACTTGTTATACACATCAACCTCGACTCGAATAAACGATAGATGGTTTATAAAAGATAATCAACTGCACAAAATTGTAGATAATTTTTCTGCCGATACTAAGTTTAGAAATTTTGACGATAATTATAGCCATAATAAAATGGACAATGCATTGTACCAACAGTGCTTTCTGCAAGTAGTTACCGAAACAGTGTTTAACTATCCTATGTCTTGTTTTAGTGAGAAGACTGCTAAACCTCTGTTAAACAAACGACCGTTTGTAATGGTTGGGCCGCCCGGTTCTTTAGCAAATCTTAAATCTATAGGGTTTAAAACATTTTCAGATTTTTGGAGCGAAGACTACGACACAATAGCCGATCCCGAATTGAGAATTATGGCTATTGTTGATATCATTGAATGGGTGTGTGCTCAATCAGTTACTGATCTCCAATCTCTTTGTGTTCGTATGAAAGATGTGTTAAACTACAATTTTACTTATTATGTCAACGAGTTTGAAATTAGTCAATTAATAAAATTAGAACAGGCTTGCATAGAAAATTTAAAACCTAGATATGATTAATATAAAAAACCTAACTGTTAAGAACTTCATGAGTGTAGGCAACAGCACTCAAGGTATCAACTTTGATCGCAACGATCTAACACTTGTGCTGGGTGAAAACCTAGACTTGGGTGGCGACGGAAGTAGAAACGGCACAGGCAAGACAACAATTATCAATGCACTCAGTTATGCGTTGTACGGAACAGCACTCAGCAATATTCGTAAGGATAATCTGGTCAACAAAACCAATGCTAAAAATATGCTGGTCAGTTTGGATTTTAGTGTTGGCGGTAAAGAATACAAAATTGAACGTGGACGCAAGCCAAATGCGTTACGCTTCTATGTTGACAGTCAAGAGCAAGAAGCAACAGACAACGCACAAGGCGACAGTCGCGAGACACAACAGGCCATTGAACGCACACTTGGACTCAGTCACGATATGTTCAAACATATTTTGGCATTGAACACCTACACCGAACCGTTTTTAAGTTTGAAAGCCAACGATCAGCGAACAATTATTGAGCAACTGTTGGGCATTACCATGCTGAGTGAACGTGCTGATCGTATCAAAGAACTCAATCGCGAAACCAAGGATGGCATTACACAAGAAGAATTCCGTATTCGTGCTGTACAAGAAGCCAACAAACGCATCGAAGAACAAATCGAAAGTTTGAAGCGTAGACAAACCATGTGGAGCACCAAGCACACAGATGAAGTTGATAAACTACAAACTGCTCTTGTTGAATTGCAGAAGATTGACATTGCTGTTGAAATTCAAGCACACAAAGATCATGCCGCGTGGGATCAGCGCAGGAAAGACTTTAACGAATTGGCCACTGCCATCAGCAGATGCAAACTAGACCTACAACGTGAGCAAAAGACTGTTGCCAAGCTGTCTAAAGAAATTGCCACACTTGAGTCACACACCTGCCATACATGTGGTCAGGCATTTCATGATGAAAAACAAGCAATTGTGTTGGCTGACAAACACAAAGAGTTAGCCGAAGCAACAGACTCTGCTGTAGCATACTCGGCTACATTAACAGAGCTGCAAACAGCTAGTGATGCTATTGGTGAAATTGGCAAACCGCCCAAAATGTTCTATGATCATGAAGAGGATGCCATTTCACATAGAACAACACTTGCAGGATTAGAACAACAAATTGCAACCAAACTGACCGATGTTGATCCGTACAGTGAACAAATTGAAGAAATGCAAGCACAAGCATTGCAGGAAGTCAGTTACGATCTAGTGAACGAACTCACACGATTACAAGAACATCAAGAGTTTTTGTTAAAACTGTTGACCAGTAAGGACAGTTTTATTCGTAAGAAGATCATTGAACAGAACCTAAGTTACTTAAATACAAGACTTACATATTACCTTGATCGAATTGGTTTGCCGCACACTGTAGTGTTCCAAAATGATCTAAGTGTGAGCATCGAAGAGCTAGGACGTGAATTGGACTTTGACAACTTGAGCCGCGGTGAACGCAATAGACTTATACTCAGTATGAGTTGGGCATTTCGTGATGTTTATGAAAGTCTATACCAACCAATCAATGTGTTGTTTATCGACGAAATGATTGATTCGGGCATGGACACACAAGGTGTTGAAAACAGTCTGGCATTGCTCAAGCACATGAGCCGAGAGCGTCACAAGAGCATATGGCTAGTAAGTCACAGAGATGAACTGGCAGGACGAGTTGAGAATATTCTCAAAGTGGTCAAAGAAAATGGCTTTACCAGTTACAACACGGATGTTGAACTTGCGTAAACTAAAAGTATTACATATTGAGCCAACTGATGTTTGTCAGCTGGCATGTCCTCTTTGTGCAAGAGAAACCGATACAGAATTTAATAAATCTCTCAAACATCAGTTGACTATTAACCAGATACTCAAACATGTTGACGATGCCGCCATCAAAACCCTGAACAAGATGTTTATGTGCGGCAACTACGGTGATCCAGCGGCAGGAAAAAATACTTTAGATATTTACAAATATTTTAGACAAGTTAATCCTACTATTACGCTAGGAATGAATTCAAACGGTGCATTACAAAATACTTTTTGGTGGAATGAACTAGGTAAAACATTTAATCAATCTCATGATTATGTTGTGTTTAGCATTGACGGGCTAAAAGATACAAATCCTGTGTATCGAGTTAATTCAAATTGGGACAAGTTAATGTCCAATGTAGAGGCATATATTTCTGCCGGTGGATCAGCACACTGGGATATGTTGGTTTATAAACATAATCAACACCAGGTTGATGCATGTGAACAGTTGGCTATGGCCATGGGATTTAAATGGTTTCGTGCCAAAGTTAGTAAACGCAATCTTGTTAATTCATTAGAAACACCAATCGGTTGGCAACTCCCTGCTGCTGCCACAGGCGTTATAAAATGTCATGCACTAGAAGAAGAAAGTGCGTACATAGATTCACAAGGAAGAATGAGTGGATGTTGCTGGCTTGGCAGTAGACAAAGCAATTTCATTGATGATGATTTAGAAACAGTAAAGTTATTGTGGGATACCGATCATCCAGATCCTATATGTGTTAGTGCATGTTCGAGCAACAACGATCGCACTGTGTTTCAAGATCAATGGCAACGTGAAATTGAATTAAACTAGTATGAATACCTTAGAAATTAAACACAAGTTTGATCATGTAAAAGTTTACATAAATGACGACTTGGTTGAAGAAAAATACAATTGCGATGGGATTACTTACACGCTGGATCAGCTATTGCCCTTAAAGATTACAATTGAGTTTTTTCCATTTAACATTAAACCTATTATAAGATTCAACGATTTTATGTTGGACTATTGGTTAGCTGATATTCTTTTACAAGATCACCAATTAGAGTTCACTGTAAGTGAAACATTTTACCAAGATTATAAGAATAAAAATATCAATGGAAGAATTGCATCCTTACCAACAGATCAACAGCACGTGGAGCATTTTTGGGATAAATATGTCGGAATTAACAATCTTCATCCTGACTTAGTCAAAGAAATAAAAAATTTAATTACATAATGAAAAACATCGTTTTTGTTTCACTTCCAAAAGTTGAAACTATCTACCCGCCTGGTGCAATAGCAGTACTATCCAGTGTGGCAAAAAACAATGGGTACAATGTTGCGGTATTTGACTACAATTTAGATTTGTTAAAATCACTAAGTGACTCAGAATGGTTCGAATTAGAAGCATGGAACACGTTATCAGAAGAACACATTTCTGCTGATCTTGAAAAAAAATTAAAACAATGTTTTGTTGAGAATTTAAAACTCACAATATCTGCCCAAACAGAATTTGTGTGTTTCAGCGTGTTCAGTTATTTCAGTAATAGAATTGCTGTTAAGTCTCTGGAATGGTACAAAGAAATGTGTACCATTCCTACAGTTGTAGGCGGATCCGGAATTTCAACCAATACCAGTGCTAACAACAAAGAAATATTCGGCGATCTACTGGTGCGTAGACAGTTAGCTGATTATGTAGTGTTCGGCGAAGGAGAAGTTACTCTAGATCGCATACTAAAAAAGCAATCAGATTATCCTGGCGTCAACAAAAACAATCCTATACAACTTGAAGATCTTACAAACTTACCTATACCGACCTATGAATATTTTGATATGGATAGATATCAAAAAAATAAAATTTTAATCACAGGCAGTCGTGGATGTGTACGAAATTGTACATTTTGTGACATTGAATTAACATGGCCAAAATTTAGATATCGTGATGCCCGTAGTATTGTTAATGAAATTAAAAAACATTATTACGAACACGGCATTACAAACTTCGAATTCACCGACAGTCTGATTAATGGTAGCATCAGTAATTTTAACAAATTTAACGAATTGTTGTATAATGAAAAACAACGCTATCCAGAGCTAGAGCCTATTAGGTATCAAGGACAATTTATTTGCAGACCGTCAGAACATCAGTCCGAAGAGACCTACGAATTAATGCATCTTGCTGGATGTAACATGCTTACCACCGGTATCGAAAGTTTTAGTGAAAATGTTCGGCATCATATGAAAAAGAAATTTTCCAATGATGCTATAGACTTTCATTTTGAACGTTGTGCTCGTTGGGGAATTCCTAATGTACTGTTGATGATTGTAGGGTATCCTACCGAAACAATGTCCGACCATCAAGAAAATTTAGATACACTTGTGCGTTATAAAAAATATGTAGACATGGGAACTATTTTTATGATTCGATGGGGACTCACAATGCACTTATACGATCACACCCCTATTATGGGTATGATTGATACATTAGGAATTGACATTCAAGACAATATAAAATTTGACAGTGTTTATAGTTGGACAGCAGCAACAAATCCGGAGAACACACTAAAGGAAAGAATCCGAAGGCGCATTGAAATTCACGAGTTATGTGTTATACTAGGATATCCAATGCCCCGTGTGCGAGAAGAACTGTTGGCTATTAAGACATTGGCTGAAAAATCGCAAATACTAGATCACAAACCAAAATTACACATAGCCATAAAAAATATAAAATGAATATAATTATCACAGGATCTAACAGCGGCATCGGTCTTGAACTGGCCAATCGACTAACGGTAGATCATAATGTTATTAGGTTGTCAAGAGTAGAATTAGATTTGGCAAACATCAATGATCTAGTGTCACACCACTTGCCAGGATGCGATATGTTGATTAATTGTGCAGGCACTGGGTTAGGTGGGAAAACAGATTTTGTTAATCATCAACTACCAAATGTACAAACTGTGCTTACTGTCAATTTGTTGGCGCCCGTAAGTCTAGCTCATCGAGTATTGAGTGTTAATCCTCAATGTAAAATTGTAAATATCACTAGCACAAATAATAATTGCTATTGGCCCAATGATTTGGCTTATAGTTTAAGTAAAATAGCATTGGCTGAATTTGGTCGTATGCTACAGATAGAATACCCTGCAATTGAATACTTAGAAATAAGATTGGGATTAACTAAAACCAATTTCAATCAAAATAGATATGTTGGACACAAACAACGATATTCGGACATTTATACAAATCCTCACTTGACAGTACAGCAAGCGGTTGACCGTATGTTGCCTGCACTGTTTGATTCTGCTGTAAAATTTATAGAGGTTGCTCCATGAAGTATCCCTGGCAGTTATATCATTGGCATTTTGAAGTCAGCGGAAAATGTACATTAAAATGTCCTAGATGTCCTCGCAACGACGCTAATCCTGTTCCTTGGTTAAACAAAGAACTTGATCTTGAATTTTTTAAAAACGTATTAACTCCAGACTTGCTAAAAACTCAAGTTCAACGAATCACCATGTGCGGTGATATCGGTGATCCTATCTATGCTAGTGAATATATAGAAATTATTCGCTACATTAAAACACATAATCCAAAAATTCATGTGTATACCATTACCAATGGAAGTTATCGCAAAGAATCTTGGTGGAGAGAATTTGCCAGTGTATCAAATGAGTACGATACTGTTAACTTCAGCGTAGATGGATACGACCAAACTAGCAATAACCTTTATCGGGTAGGCAGTGACTGGGACAGTATTATGCAAGGTATGAAAATCATGTGTAAAGAAAGTTCAGCACATGTGTACTGGGCCGTTATATTGTTTTCGTTCAATCAAGATTATATTGAGCAAATCAAACAGCAAGCTCGTATAATC